CGGCCAGGCCTTCGATCAGGGGCTCCGTCCGGATCCGTTGCTGTCGGTGTCGGAATGGGCCGATCAGCACCGGCGCCTGTCCGGCAAGGCGGCCTCCGAGCCGGGACCCTGGCGCACCTCCCGGACGCCGTACCTGCGCGAGATCATGGATTGCCTCTCGCCGGCCTCGTCGATCGAGCGGGTGGTGGTCATGAAGGGCGCCCAGATTGGCATTTCGGAATGCGGCAACAACTGGATTGGCTATGTCATTCACCGCGCCCCCGGCCCCATGCTGGCGGTGCTACCCACGGTGGAGATGGCCAAGCGCAATTCGAAGCAACGGATCGATCCGCTGATCGAGGAGAGCGAGGTCCTCAGGGAGCGGGTCCAGCCGGCGCGAAGCCGGGATGCGGGCAATACGGTCCTGGCCAAGGAGTTCCCCGGCGGCGTGCTGGTGATGACCGGCGCCAACTCGGCCGTGGGTCTGCGCTCCATGCCGGTGCGGTATCTGTTTTTGGACGAGGTGGACGGCTATCCCGGCGATCTCGACGGCGAGGGCGACCCGGTGGCGCTGGCGGAAGCCCGAACACGGACCTTCGCCCGGCGCAAGATCTTCATCGTCTCGACACCCACCATCAAGGGGGTGTCACGGATCGAACGGGAATACGAGGGCACGGACCAGCGCCGCTACTTCCTGCCCTGTCCAAACTGTGGACACATGCAATGGCTCGAGTTCGAGCGTCTGAGATGGGAAAAGGGCCAACCGGATACAGCCCATTACCTCTGCGAGGGCTGCGAGGGTCAGATCCACGAGCATCATAAGACGCGGATGCTGGAGCAAGGCGAATGGCGGGCCACCGCCAAACCGGAGGATGGCAACGGCAAGACAGCTGGCTTTCATGTCTCCAGCCTGTACAGCCCCGTCGGCTGGCGCAGCTGGGCCCGGATTGCCGCCGCCTGGGAAACTGCCCAGGGCAATGATGCGGCTCTCAAATCGGTCCGCAACACTGATCTTGGGGAGACCTGGCAAGAACGCGGCGAAGCGCCGGACTGGCAACGGCTCTATGACCGCCGCGAGGATTATGACCTCGGCATGGTGCCGCCGGGCGGCCTCTTCCTGACCGCCGGTGCAGATGTTCAGCGCGATCGCATAGAGGTTGATATCTGGGCATGGGGCCGTGGTCTGGAAAGCTGGCTGGTCGACCACATCGTGATCGATGGCGGTCCAGCTAACCCGAAAGCCTGGAATGATCTGACGGCCCTGCTGTCGCAAACCTGGCCAAACAATACAGGCGGTCAACACGGCCTGGCGCGGCTGGCAATCGACACCGGTTACGAGGCTCCGGCGGTTTATGCCTGGGCACGGGGCGCCGGACACGGACAGGTGGCGCCGATCAAGGGCGTGGGCGGCTTCGAACGTTCAGCGCCGGTCGCGGGCCCCACTTATGTGGACGCAACCGAGCGCGGCAGAAGGCTCAGACGCGGGGCGCGGCTGTGGACAGTGTCAGTGGCGGTATTCAAGAGCGAGACCTATCGGTTTCTGCGCCTCGATCGGCCCACGGACGAAGATATTGAGACCGGCACGACGTTTCCCGATGGCTATGTGCATCTGCCAAAAGGTATCGACAGCGAATGGCTGAAACAATTCTGCGCCGAACAGCTGGTTACCGTGCGCAATCGCCAGGGTTTCAGCAAGCTCGAATGGCAGAAGCTGCGGGAACGTAACGAAGCCCTGGATTGCCGGGTTTATGCCCGGGCCGCGGCCTGGATCGCCGGCATCGACCGCTGGAGCGAGCGGACCTGGGCAAATCTGGAAGGTCAGGCTGGATTGGCGGAAGTTCACGCCTCAGGGCGCCAATCCAACGATGGGCCACAAGCAGGCCGACCAACGCCGAGGCGTGAGACAGGCTGGCTTGCCGGCCGACAACGTAACTGGTTGAGGTAAGCCATGGTCTGGAGTCAATCCGAGCTTGATGCTCTTCGCGCGGCATTCGCCGCCGGCACCCTGCGCGTTACCTACGACGGGCGGACAGTGGAATATGGCGATGCCAACGATCTCCTGAAACGAATTCGCATCATCGAACGCGAGATGGCGGCCGAGACTGACGGCGCCAAGCCGTCTCGCAGCCTGGCCAGCTTCACCAAAGGCTGAGGGAATGAACTGGCTCGATCGCACGGTGGGTCTATTCTCACCGCGCCGCGGACTCGCGCGCGCCCGCTATCGTCAGGCCTTGGCCATCGCCGCCCGCAGCTATGAAGGCGCCGGCGTAAGCCGGCGAACCGAGGGTTGGCGGACACCCGGCACCGGCGCCAATTCGGAGGTAGCGGTCGCGCTACCTCGGCTGCGTGACCGTTCCAGGGATCTGGTTCGCAACAACCCACATGCCGCCAAGGCGGTACAGGCGTTGGTGAGCAATCTGGTCGGTACCGGCATCGTCGCCCGGGCCCGCTCAGGAGACACCGAGCGCAACGAGGCTGCCGACGCCCTGTGGTCCCGTTTCGTACGTCGATGCGATGCCGATGGGCGCACCGACTTCAATGGCCTGCAGGCCCTGGTGGCCCGCACCATGGTTGAGAGCGGCGAATGCCTGATCAGGCTGCGTCCAAGACGAAGTGACGACGGTCTGGTCGTACCGCTGCAATTGCAGGTACTCGAGGCCGACCACCTGGACAGCACCCGCAGTGCCGACCTGCCAGCCGGAGGCTTCATACAACAAGGCATCGAGTTCGATGGCCTGGGCCGGCGGATGGCTTATTGGCTCTATCCGGTGCATCCGGGTGAGGTCGCAAGTTTTCGACGCCGTTCACTGCAAAGCCGGCGCATTCCTGCACGCTTTGTCGCGCACGTCTTCGAGCGACTGCGTCCCGGCCAGGAGCGGGGCGTGCCCTGGTGTGCGCCGGCGATCCTTAAACTTCGGGATCTCGATGAATACGACGACGCGGAGCTGATCAGAAAGAAGATCGAGGCCTGCTTTGCCGCCTTCGTCACCGAGGGCGAAGAAGGCGAGACCCTGGGCCAGTCCAGGATCGACGGAGATGGCCGCCGCATCGAGAGTTTCGAGCCGGGCATGATCGAATACCTGCCGGCGGGGCGTGACGTGAAGTTCGCCTCGCCGTCGGCCTCGGGTGGCTATCCGGAGTACATGCGCCTGCAGTTGCATGCGGTCGCGGCCGGTTTCGGTCTGACCTACGAATTGCTCACCGGCGATCTGAGCCAGGTCAACTACTCCTCGATCCGCGCCGGCCTGATCGAGTTCCGCCGGCGTATGGAGGCCCTGCAATGGCAGGTGCTGATCCCGGGCCTGTGCGATCCGGTCTGGCGGCGATTTATCGAGCTTGCCCAGGCCACGGGCCAGCTGCCAACGGGCGAATTCGGCGTCGAATGGACGGCGCCCCGCTTCGAGGCGGTCGATCCCCTGAAGGATGCCAAGGCCGATGTGCTGGCGGTGCGCGCCGGCGGCATGACCTTGAAGGAGATGATCGCCCGCAACGGCTACGACCCGAACGACGTACTGGCGGAGATAGCCGAGACCAACCAGCTGCTCGATCGCCTCGGCCTGGTGCTCGACAGCGACCCCCGCCGTTCCAGTCAGAGCGGACGACCCATGCCCGAACAGGAGAACAAGGATGACGAAGATGACGGTTGATGCCCAGGAAACGCCCGATCCCATGGCGGATCCAGGGAAAGATCCCGGTTCAGATCGCCAGAAACATCAGGTCGAACTGCCCATGCAGACGCGTCAGGTGCGCATGCTGCCGGAAACCGCTGATGCCGAGGCCCGTCGGATCGAGGTAGTCTGGTCCACGGGCGCCATGGTCCGTAGGCGGGATTGGCTGACCGGCAAACGCTACGACGAGAGCCTGAGCCTCGAAAGCTCCCATGTGGACCTCTCCCGGCTCAACGGCGGTGCGCCCCTCCTGAACAGCCATGGCGCGTTCGATCTCGACAAGGTCATTGGCGTGGTCGAAAACGCCTGGATAGACGAGACCAGCGGCGAAGGCCGGGCTCAGGTGCGTTTTTCCGAACGCGATGGGGTCACCGCCATCTGGAACGATGTGGAGGCCGGTATTCTGCGCAATATCTCCGTCGGCTATCAGGTCCGCAGCTACGAGATCACCGAGGAAGACGGCAAACCACCCCTCTGGCGCGCCGTGGACTGGCAGCCCATGGAACTCTCCGCCGTACCCGTTGGCGCGGACCCCCATGCCGGTTTCCGCGCCGACAACGAACAATCCCATACCTGTAATTTGATCACCCGGGCGCCTGCTCGAGAGAAAGAAGGAACCATTCTCATGGACGAACACGAAGCTGTTGAACGCACCGAAGATACCCCTGAGGCCACACAGCTGGACGCTGGCGAAGCATTCTTTCGGGCTAGTGAGCCGTCCGCGCCGGTCAAGGCCGACGCGGCCCCCGTCGACAACTCCCAGGTCGCCGAACAGGCCGTGGCCGCCGAGCGGCTCCGGATCTCCGGCATCTACGAGGCCCAGGGCAAACTCGGTATCGAGCGGGCCGTCGCCGATGGTCTGGTCGCACGCGGTGTGAGCCTTGATGACGCCCGCGGCGTATTGATTGACCGTGCGGCGGATCAGGATCAACAGGTCGAGACCCGGACCCAGATCTCAATGGGTGGCCAGGACGAGCGGCAGACGCGGTTTTCCGCCGTGGAAGAGGCTCTCCTGCACCGTTTCGAACCGGCGCACTACCAGCTCAGTGATGCCGCCCGGGAATGGCGCGGGTATAGCCTGATCGAACTGGCGCGCTCGTTTCTGGAGACTGAGGGTGAACGAGTCCGCGGCATCAGCCGGGATGAGATTGCCACGCGGGCACTACATTCGACCTCCGACTTCCCGGAAATTCTGGCCGCTGTCACCAACAAGACCCTTCGGGATGCCTACGAGGCGGCGCCTCGGACCTATCAACCCATCGCCCGGCGGACCTCCGCCTCCGACTTCAAGGATATCAATCGCCTGCAGCTGGGCGAGGCCCCGCAACTGGAAAAGGTCAACGAGTCCGGTGAATTCAAACGTGGCTCCATGGGAGAGGCCAAGGAACGCTACCGGGTGGAAACTTATGGCAAGGTCATGGCAATCACCCGGCAGGTCATCATCAATGATGATCTGGACGCCTTTACCCGAGTGCCATCCCTGTTTGGCACATCCGCCGCCACTCTTGAGAGCGATGTGGTCTGGGGCATCATCACCGATAACCCCGCCATGAATGACGGCACTGCCTTGTTCCATGCCAATCACAAGAACCTGACCGCCTCTGGCACCGTCCTGGATGTGGCCAACCTGGGCAAGGCGCGGACGGCCATGGCCAAGCAGACCGGGCTTGATGGGAAGACCATTCTAAATGTCCGGCCCATCATGCTGGTGGTGCCCTCGTCCCTGGAACTGACGGCGGAGCAGTTGATCGCCCAGAATCTAGTGCCGGCCAAGAGTGCGGATGTGGTGCCGGGTTCGATCCGCTCCCTTGGTGTCATTACAGAGCCGCGGCTCGATCCGGCCTCCGGGGCCGTGCCCTGGTACCTGTTCGCCAGCCCCGCTGCCATCGACACCCTCGAGTATGCCTACCTTGATGGCCAGGACGGTGTCTTCATCGAGACCCGCAACGGCTTCGATGTGGATGGTATCGAGATCAAGGCCCGCCTCGACTTTGGTGCCAAGGCCATCGACTGGCGTGGAATTCATAAAAATCCGGGAGTGGCCTGAGAATAATGACCAGCAACGAAACTGAGGCCCCCGACGGCCAACTTGTGCCAATTCCTGGGTTCATAGGGTACTTTGCCAATCGCATGGGAGAAATCTGGACTGTTCACCGCAAAGGAAAAGTGCCGACGGGCGCCGGTGGTAAGTTCCTCGACATGAATTGCGCGCTAAGAATGAAGCCCTGGCGCTGTCGCCAAGGATACCTTCATCACACTCTTGTGGATGGCGGTCCCCGGACGCGGAACCGAAAATCACTTCATTCGCTGATTGCGCTCACATTTATAGGGCCCAGACCGTCGGAACTGGTGGTTGCCCACCTTGATGGTAACAAGGACAACAACCGCCCCGAAAACTTGAATTACGTAACGCAGCAAGAAAATGTCAATCACAAGCGCGTTCATGGGACGATGTTGTGCGGTGACCGCTCTCACATGTCTCGCCTAACCGACGAGGAATGCCGAGAAATGCTCTTCTTTCTGGATGAAGGGTTTAGCAGGCGTCAGGTCGCTGAAGCCTATGGGGTTAGCCTATCTCACGTCTATGCGCTTCGAACTGGGCGTATTCGAAGACACTTAACTGAAGGCGTCGGAGACCAGCCTTCTGCCGTCGAAGCGCCGACGATACCAGCGTAAGACCGCCCGAACATTTGAACACCTGAGGGGCGGCTCCGGCCGCCCTGTTCACTACCCATTTCTCAAAACAGGGAGATATTCCATGAAGACCTTTGTGCAACCAGGCCGTTCCATCACCGTGGCAGCCCCAGCGGGTGGCGTAAGTTCCGGCGATGGCGTGCTGATCGGAAATTTGTTCGGCATTGCCCAGGGCGATGCCCTGGC